ATCACCGTTATTTACGTATATGTCAATTACAATTCTATCTGTAATAAGTAATGCTGCCGATGTTACGATAGCATTCATTTTAGTTTCAACAGGAGTTGTATTATTAGTATCCCAACCTATTTGTACATCATCTGATGTAAATAATAATGTTTTACCTCCACCTGTAGAGTTTACTTTAGATACTGTAAAATATGATGATACGTTATCGTTCTGAGTATTTTTAGTAAAATACAAATATGCGTGCCATATACCATTTGGTATTACTGTAACCCCTGGATAATCAGCTACTGTAACAAATGATGAATTTACCTGAACATTTTGTTGGTTAGCAGTAAGTGTTACAACATCAGTATATTCGGGAGCCGTTGTTGTTAATTGACCTAACTCTACATCACCCGAGATATCACTATTAACTGAAGCATTAAAGAATAAATTAACACCACCTGATAATGCATCTTGTCCGCTAGTTCCTGAAGAACCTGCGGTTCCTGAAGTACCTGATGAACCATTTGTACCAGTTGTGCCTGAAGATCCTGAAGTTCCTGATGAACCTGATGTACCTGATGAACCTGAGGTTCCTGAAGTTCCGCTTGAACCGTCTGTACCTGTAGTACCAGATGAGCCTGAAGTTCCGCTTGAACCGTCTGTACCATTTGTACCAGAAGAACCGTCTGTACCAGTAGTACCTGAAGAACCACTTGTTCCTGATGAACCATCTATACCACTTGTACCATCTGTACCTGTAGTACCAGATGAGCCTGAAGTACCAGATGAACCGTCTGTACCAGTTGTACCAGAAGAACCATCTGTACCTGTAGTACCAGATGAGCCTGAAGTACCGCTTGAACCGTCTGTACCAGTAGTACCTGAAGATCCTGAAGTTCCTGATGAACCATCTACACCACTTGTACCGTCTGTACCCGTTGTACCTGAAGAGCCACTTGTACCAGAAGAACCGTCTGTACCTGTTGTACCTGAACTTCCTGAAGTGCCGCTTGAACCATCTGTACCTGTTGTACCACTTGAACCATCAGTACCTGAAGTACCACTTGAACCGTCTGTACCGCTAATTCCTGAGGTACCATCTGTACCAGTTGTACCTGAAGAACCTGAAGTTCCGCTTGAACCATCTGTACCAGTTGTACCAGAAGAACCTGAAGTGCCGGATGAACCGTTTGTACCTGTTGTACCTGAACTTCCTGATGTGCCTGATGAACCGTCTGTACCCGAAATACCTGAAGTACCGTCTGTACCGTCTATTCCTGAAGTACCAGAGGTTCCGTTTGAACCATCTGTGCCTGAGGTACCATCGGTTCCATCAATTCCTGAAGTGCCATCAGTACCTGAGATACCTGAGGTACCGTTTGAACCATTTGTGCCAGAAGTACCGTTTGTACCATCTATACCGCTTGTACCGTCTGTGCCTGAAATACCTGAAGTGCCGTCTGTACCGTCTATACCTGAAGTACCAGAAGTTCCGTTTGAACCACTTGTACCTGAAGTACCATTTGTTCCGTCTATACCAGATGTACCATCAGTACCTGAAGTACCATCTGAACCGTTTGTGCCTGAAGTACCATCTGTGCCTGAAATACCTGAAGTACCATCGGTACCGTCTATACCTGAAGTACCAGAAGTTCCGTTTGAACCATTTGTACCTGAAGTACCGTTTGTACCGTTTATACCGCTTGTACCGTCTGTACCAGAGATACCTGAAGTACCATCTGTACCGTCTATACCACTTGTACCGTCAGTACCTGAAATTCCAGAAGTTCCATCCGTACCACTAATTCCTGAAGTGCCGTCTGTACCATCAGCACCTGAAGTTCCTGAAGTACCGTCTTCGCCTGAAGTACCGTTTGTTCCATCTATACCACTTGTACCGTCTGTACCTGAGATACCTGAAGTACCATTTGAACCGTTTGTACCTGAGGTACCATTAGTACCATCTATACCTGAAGTACCGTCAGTACCAGAAATTCCAGAAGTTCCATCAGTACCATCTATACCTGAAGTTCCTGAAGTACCGTCTTCACCTGAAGTGCCGTTTGTTCCGTTTATACCACTTGTACCATTAGTACCAGAGACTCCTGAAGTACCATCTGTACCGGAAACTCCAGAAGTACCATTAGTACCACTAATTCCTGAAGTACCGTCAGTACCAGAAATTCCAGAAGTACCATCTGTACCGTCTATACCTGAAGTACCGTCTGTACCGTCTATACCGCTTGTACCGTCAGTTCCTGAAATACCTGAAGTACCGTCTGTACCTGAATTTCCTGAAGTACCGTTTGTACCTGAAACACCTGAGGTACCGTCTGTACCGGAATTTCCTGAAGTACCGTCTGTACCATTTATGCCTGAAGTTCCATCAGTACCATCTATACCTGAAGTACCGTTTGTTCCGTCTATACCGCTTGTACCGTTTGTACCTGAAACTCCAGAAGTTCCATTTGTACCTGAAGTACCATCGGTGCCATCTATACCTGAAGTACCGTCTGTACCTGAAATACCTGAAGTACCATCTGTACCATCTACTCCACTTGTACCTGAAGTTCCATCTTCGCCTGAAGTACCGTTTGTACCATTTATACCGCTTGTACCGTTTGTGCCTGAAACTCCTGAAGTACCGTCTGTACCTGAAACACCTGAGGTACCGTCTGTACCATCAATTCCAGAAGTGCCGTCTGTACCAGAGTTTCCTGAAGTACCGTTTGTACCATTTACACCACTCGTACCTGAAGTACCGTTTTCGCCTGAAGTACCATCTGTACCATTTATACCGCTTGTACCGTTTGTACCAGAGATTCCTGAAGTACCGTCTGTGCCTGAAATGCCAGAGGTACCATTTCCTGATGTTCCTGAAGTACCTTGTTCTCCTACAAGGCAAAGCGTAACACCAATAACTGTTTTAAAATTAACACTTGAGCAAAATGTAATAACTGCAACTAAAGCACCCGTAGAAGGATCATAAGAGGTTACTAACATATATTGTATAACACCCTCGGGTGCATATACACTTAAAGTTTGCCCAGCTCCCCAAGCCATACCTGCATAAGAAGGCCCATTGTATGTTGCCCCTACTGCTTGGAAGTAATAATCCCCCGCTAAGAGTGGGGTACAAATTACAGCGGATGTTCCGCTAGTTCCTGATGAACCTGAAGTACCGTTTGTTCCGTCTATACCTGAAGTGCCATCGGTACCATTAATTCCACTTGTACCCGAAGTTCCGTCTTCTCCAGAAGTACCATCGGTACCATTAATTCCACTTGTTCCTGAAGTGCCGTCTCCTGAAGTACCACTTGTACCGTTTTCGCCTGAGGTGCCATCTGTACCTGAGATTCCTGAAGTACCGTTTGTACCATTTACACCAGAAGTACCATCTGTACCATTAATTCCTGAGGTACCATTTGTACCACTAATTCCTGAAGTACCATCTGTACCGTCAATGCCCGAAGTTCCAGAAGTACCATCTCCAGAAGTACCGCTTGTACCGTCTTCACCTGAAGTACCGTCTGTACCGCTAATTCCAGAAGTACCGTCTGTACCATCTACGCCTGAAGTACCTGAAGTTCCGGCACCTGAAGTACCAGATGTTCCGTCTTCACCTGAAGTTCCAGAAGTACCATCTGCACCGTCTGTACCTGAAGTTCCATTAATACCTGAAGTGCCTGAAGTACCATCTCCTGAAGTTCCAGAAGTACCATCTTCGCCTGAAGTGCCATCTGTACCAGAAATTCCTGAGGTGCCGTCTGTACCATCTATACCTGAAGTACCAGAAGTACCTTCGCCAGAAGTACCTGAAGTGCCATCTAAACCGTCTGTACCAGAGGTACCATTAATTCCGCTTGTTCCTGAAGTGCCATCGCCTGAAGTACCTGATGTTCCGTCTTCGCCTGAAGTGCCATCTGTACCAGAAATTCCTGAAGTACCATCAGTACCTGAAGTACCTTCTGCTCCACTTGTGCCTGAAGTTCCAGCACCTGAAGTGCCTGAAGTACCATCTACACCGTCTGTACCTGAAGTACCTTCAACTCCGCTTGTACCTGAAGTTCCAACACCTGAAGTACCTGAAGTTCCAGCACCAGAAGTGCCTGAAGTACCATCTTCACCGCTTGTACCATCAGTACCAGAAGTACCTTCTGCTCCGCTTGTGCCTGAAGTACCAGCACCTGAGGTACCGCTTGTACCTGCTTCACCTGAAGTTCCTGATGTCCCGTCTTCGCCTGAAGTTCCAGAAGTGCCTGCTCCTGAAGTACCTGAAGTGCCATCTCCTGAAGTACCGTCTGTACCTGAAATTCCTGAGGTACCGTCTGTACCATCTGCTCCTGAAGTGCCTGAAGTACCAGCACCTGAGGTACCAGAAGTTCCAGCACCTGAAGTACCAGAGGTTCCAATACCTGAAGTTCCTGAAGTTCCATCTCCTGAGGTACCGCTTGTACCTTCTCCTGAAGTACCGGATGTTCCATCTCCAGATGTACCGTCTGTACCTGAATTTCCTGAAGTACCGTTTGTACCATTTACACCACTTGTACCGGAAGTACCAACTGCTCCTGATGTTCCACTCGTTCCGACATCACCTGAAGTACCCGATGTACCTACGCTTGAAGTGCCAGAAGTTCCGGCACCTGAAGTACCGGATGTACCTACGATTGAAGTGCCGGATGTTCCATCTTCACCTGAAGTTCCTGAAGTGCCTGTACCTCCACCTCCGCCAGTAATAGTAACTAATACTCCATCAGATCCTGAAGCAGTTACTACAACTCCTGAGCCTGTAAAGTTAATATTGTCAACATCTCCTCTTACAAGAGAACCAGTATAATATATATTTGGTTGAAGTGCTAAATTAGAGGGATGGTTTGGTAATAAAATAGCAGAATTTTCTGTAACTTTAATATAAACTGGATAAGGATTTATCTCAGGTTTAGTATTAGTTAAGAAATTAGTAGCTGCTGAGCTTGTAAAATAAAGAACTTCACCTCTTGTACCTGGAAGAACAGGTAAGTTTTCGACTATTTTTGCAATAGGTCGAACATACATGTTTCCGGTTTCAGGTGTATCTTTTTCTTGAACTATACCAAATAATCTTTCGAAGTCATTACCCGTACTTGCAGTATAAAACTCTCCTGAGCTACTTAGGTAAACAAAAGATCCGGTTTGGATGTTTGTATAAGCTGCAGATAAATTATCTATAGCAAAGTATTTTTGTCTATAGTCACGGGCCCTAAAACGACCTTGGATATCATCAATCCAATAACTATTTATACCAAATCCTGAGGCAATATTAGAAATGCCTGCTAAAATTGGTTGACCTTCTTCATCTAATTCAAAGAAAAAACCTAATTGGTTTTCTACAGGAGCATTATTACCATCCTGGCTAGGAGCTATATTTAAAACAAAAAGATCTTGATCTTCTATAACAATACTAGCACTTGTTGATGATACAACACTAACACCAATAACTTTATACAATTGGCCTGAAGGAAGGCCATAATACATGTTTGTATTAATATTATTAGCATCCCATTGGAGTGGGTTTGGTGAACTATTAGGATCAGATGTAAACTCTGGGATTACGGTTACACTAGCTGAAAATATATAAGGGAACCCATCGTAAATGCTGCTAGGGTTATCATAAGTAACAGCAATAGAAGTACTACCAAAATTAATAGAACCTGGTATTACTTTAGGTGGGGTAACTGGATTAGCTGACATTTATATAAGTTACTTTATTTGTAAGGTATTTTTAATTTTAAATAAATAATACCTATTTTTCACTTTCCAAACAGGTTTTGTTATACATATTAAAAAAAATCCCCAAATTGGGGATTTTAAAAAATTTTAAATATGATTTTTTATTAAGCTCCTGGAGTGTAAAGAGCAAATTTAAGTATTAAGAAAACACCTGTTCCTGAAGGATAACCAGCCTGAGCCTGGGTGAGGTTATAGAATGTTAGAGTTTGGAAATTATTACTACCATCTATAGTTTCAAAAACTGTAGTTGTAATAGTTGTTGTTTGGTATGGGTGGCGAGCTAATACATTAGATCCATTAATACCATGCGACATAGGGTTAACTGCAGGATAAGCATTTCTTAATGAAGTTCCTCTTGTAAAAGTTACTGTAGAAGCTGTTGCTGAAACACTCCAACCTGCAGATTGTAAAGTTGCAAAGCTTTCGTTATTAGGACCTGCGGCAGATGCTACTGGATTAGCGGTATCAATAGCACCACTGTTAATATTAACAAAGAAAGTATACATAGCAGGAACTCCTACAGCACCTCCACCAGCACCCGAAGTACCTGAAGTACCAGTTGCACCTGAAGAACCACTTGTTCCATTTGTACCTGAACCACCAGTACCTGAAGTACCAGTAGCACCTGAAGTACCTGATGTACCTACTCCACTTGTACCTGATGATCCTGAAGTACCATCTGTACCTAAAGTACCTGAAGTTCCAGATGAACCTGAAGTTCCTGATGAACCTGAAGAACCTGAAGTACCAGTTGTGCCTGAAATACCATCTGTACCTGAAGTACCTGAATTACCGCCTGTACCTGAAGTACCTACAATTGTAGTTGTACCGTCAGTACCTGAAGTACCAGCTGCTCCTGTAGCGCCTGCTGTACCTGAAGTTCCTGATGAACCACTTGAACCATCTGTTCCTGAAGTACCATTTGCTCCTGAAGTGCCTGAAGTGCCAGCAGCACCTGCTGTACCTGAAGTACCCGAAGAGCCTGCTACACCTGCTGTACCTGAAGTACCATTAGCTCCTGAAGTGCCTGAAGTACCAGTAGCACCATTTGTTCCTGAAGTACCATTTGCTCCTGAAGTGCCTGAAGTACCTGATAAACCTTGAGTACCTGAAGTACCATCTGTACCAGATTGTCCTGAGCCTGTTCCTGAAGTACCTGATGAGCCTGAAACACCATTAGTTCCTGAAGTGCCATCTTCACCTGCTGTACCTGATGTACCTGATGAACCATTAGCACCTGAAGTACCTGAGGAGCCATTAGCTCCCGCTGTACCTGAAGTGCCTGCAGTACCTGAACCTGCGGTTCCTGAGGTACCTGATGAACCTGAACCACCACCTGAAGTGCCTCCTGTATCTACAGGGGCAAATGATCCATCTGAAAATCTGTAGTATAATTTTCCACCATCGGCTTCATTAGAGAAAATAGCAACTACTCCAGGATCTGGAGCAGATATACCTGAGGTTGCAGTAGAGGTAATATTAAATTGAGCCACTTCGAATAAGTTTTATTATAAATATATATTTTTTTTCATAAAATTAATTAGTTATATCGCCTAATTCTAATATACCAGCAATATTAACAGTGCCCTGGTTGACTAAAAGACTTTCAATTCTTAAAAGACCATGCGAAAAAACTAATTGACCTCCTACTACAACACCAATACCTGAATTTATGGTAATGGAACCTAAATTATATACTTCAAACGCATAAGAGTTTTGGTTAGTAGGTACTATTTTGTATTCCCCAGCAAACACTACGCGTGGAAAAGTAGAACCTACTTCTTGAGTAGATTGATATGAGCTAACAGCTACATTATCTAAAAATCTAATATTACTCATTCTTCAGAATTTATACGTCTAAGTGGGTTCAAAACATCAATAGGCAGACGATTTCTACCGTCAGGCGCAATTTGGGGGTTGTCCATAAATATTTGAGGATCTAGGTTAGTTTGATACCTTTCCATACTTGTTTGGACTGTTTCAAGTGAGAATATAACTTTAGATTTTTCGTTGTATTTTTTAATAGAATTTAAATCTTTTTGTACTATATCTGGAATAATATAACCATGTAAAGTTATATTAAATGTGCTTCTTACTGAACGTTGTTCTGTATCAAATATTTCATTTACTGTCTGAAAGTTATCAATCATTGCTTTAAATTGATAACGTTGAGGATTACCCCAATATGCATCAGAAGCATAGTTACAAGCTTCTACAATTTTATTTAGTTGATCTATGTAATAAGTTTGTATAATTACACTATATTCTACAGTAACATAATCAGGAACAACGTTAGCTATAAATTGTTTAGTAGGAATTCTATTATTTAAAGCTGCAAAATTTGAATAAAAGTTTTTTGGATTATATTGCTTTTGCCAAGAAGTATATAAATGAGGAAAATTAGCATCTAATTTATTAGCAATACTTCTATTTTTAGCAATAGAATTTCTTTTGAACATTATAAGGGGCATCATAATTGCTCCATATAAATCCTTATAATATCCATCTTTTTGTACTGATTTCCATTTTTCAGGAGCACCATATATTATTGGTACTTCAATCCTTTGACCATTTTGTAATACATAGGGTTGAATTACATTCTGAAAGTAATACATTACGGCTTGGTCAATATCCTCTAAACCTACAGTAAAGGGTTTATAAGTGTCTCCTTTAAGAGACATTTGTTCAGAACGATTAAAAGGAATACCAGATTGATTAAAATCTGGAAATTCACTATATTGACTTGGCTGATTAGGATTCCCTACCGTAGGATCACTAGGTACAAATAAGTCAGCACTAATCTGCTTTTGAGACTTAGGAATGGGTTTTCTATATTCAGCCATTAAAATCGTTCTAAAATTATCTGTACCATATCAGCAGGTACATAGTGAGTTTCACAAATTACAGAAACGTTATAACCAAATTGAGATAAATCAGTTTCTGGAAGTGGATTGATATTTAATGGAGATGCTGGGTAGTTATTACCTAAGCTATCATCAAATGGATAAGCTGGGTCTTTACCTACGAAGAATTGAGTTCCATTAACGTGGTCAACTTCAAAGTATCCATTTTGATACATAATAATATCACCTACTTGAGGTACAACATTAGCACCGTATGGGCTTTCAATTGAAGCTGAGTATAAATCGTCTGCTAGGAATCTAAAGGTAGGTTTCCAACTAAAGTCTACACCTAAATCACTTACAGGAGAATCTTGATTTGGAGTTTCAATTAAACAGTATAGAAGAATAGGTCTGTTATAATACTTTTGTTTAGAAGCCTCACCATACATGTTTACAGGAGTTTCATCTAAATTAAATTTATATAAGACACATTCTTGAGAAATAATGTTATGCATCAACTCTCGGTTGACGTATCTAAACATTGAAATATCTCTAGCTTGCCCGAATAGTGCCATTACCCAATAAAGATTACCATTGGCACATTACTAATTTCACTTACTCTAGCTACAGATTCAGCTGCTCTTCTTTCAAGTAAGGATTGACGAGAAGTTTGATCAAAATAATCTCTTAATTTTTCAATTAAAGCATTCTTAGTTTCAGTAGCAGAAGCAAGTAAATCTTGTTGATTCATTGTTACTTCAGCACCTGGGATAGGTACAGTAGAGTATTTACCTCTTACGTAACCTAACATTTCTTTTACTAAAGCTAATGTATATTCAAATATCCAAGCTCTACCTACTGAGTTAATTTCAGAATAGATTGGGTTATTATATGGATATTGAGATACGTTAGAAATAAGTCCACTACCAGATTGTAAAGAATCAGAATATACTTCATCTACGATAGTATATTGAAACCAAAGTTTTTCTGGGTTACCATCAGCACCGGTTCCAGGGATAGGGAATATACGAAGATGGTTATTGATTAATTCAAAAGTATAGTTATTGAATAAGATATCATTAGCTAATTCAGTAGCTTGAATTGCTTGTACGTTATAGCTTAAAGGACTAATTAAATAGTTGTTATAGATACCATATCCGGCTACACCACCTAATCCAGCAAACCAACCACCAGCTGCGGCTCCTAATCCCATACCACCTGCTGCAAAATATTGAGCTGCTGCTGGGATTCCTTGATAGAAGATATTTTTAACTTCTAATTGGCTACCACTAATACCTAATGATTGAGATGCCCAAACATTTAAATCATAATCTTGAACACTAGCTGTTAATTCAAGAGCACCACTATACCAAGTAACGTTGCCACCTACTCCAGCTTGCTCACCATATTGTTCAGATAAACGAACAATATTTTGGAAATTAGGAGTAACTAAAGTATTAGAAAAGTTTTGACCAGAAAAATAAGAATTTTGAGAGCCTTCCATAGAAAGGTAATCTTCTCTCTGTTTGAAAGCGTATAATTCGTTTCCGTAAACTGTTACAGCTTCTTCAAAAGCAGTCCAAAATTGGATATCTTGTAATTCTATATTTTCAATAGGCCATCCTAATCTACGAGCACAAAACGTAGTTACTTTATCAGCATCTGATTTAAAATCAACATCATTATTATAAAAACCAAAAGCTGTTGGGGGTGGTAATGAAGCAGTAGCAGCCGCAGACGCAGAATACGCTGTAAAGTTAGAGGTACCGTCGTATATAGGAATATTAGCCATGCTTTTTTGTTATAAATATGTAAAAGTTTATTTACTTTTACCTGATGTGCCTAAAGATACACCTTGTAAAGATGCTTCCTCATAGTAGTTGATTAAATCCTCTACAATTGGGTTACGGTGGTTAGTTTTTAAAGAAATTGCTTCTAAATTTTTAATTTTTTTAGCAGCTGTGTATAAAAATCTAAAACCAGAATCGCGTTTAGATTTTAAATCTACTTGATTATCATCTCCACAGACAATCATTTTTGAACGTAAACCTAAACGAGTAACAATCATTTCCATTTGCTCGTGTGTTACGTTTTGTGCCTCGTCTACAATTACTACTGAATCTAGGAATGTTCTACCTCGCATAAATGATACAGGAACAATTTCAATTTGACCACTTTGTATGAGTTGCTCTATTTTCATTTTATCATAAAGCGAATACATATTTTGGTATATAGGTTGCACCCACGGGTCCATTTTTTCGCGTAAATCACCGGGTAAGAAGCCAATTTCTTCTTTACTCACCGTAGGACGTGTAATTATTATTTTATCGCACTCTTTCATGAATAATTTTTCAAGTGCTATTTGGCAAGCTAACATTGTCTTACCTGAACCAGCAGCTCCTGCTAGTAACGTGACTGTATTTTGTAATATTTTGGCTTTTGCTTCTTTTTGTTCTTGATTTAGTTCTATTTTAAATTTAATTGGATTTTTTGGTTTACGTTTCTCTTGAAAGATAACGTCATCATGATGATTAGAACTCATGTGATTAAAAATAAATTATACAAAGTACGTTTGCACCCAAATGTGCATGTATACATATAAAAAAAGAGCCCCGCTTTCGCGGGGCTCCATATTTTAATCTAAAAACTTAGATTAAAGAGAGTTCAAACCAGATACGTAGATCTTACCGTAGTACTCAGGGCGTAACATCTTCTTCGCGTAGCGAGTCATTAAGCCTTTTCTAGGTACGAATGTTTCTGGATCGTAGATCAATGGAGTCATGATCAACGGAATGTATGGAGCGAATACAGCACCAGTCTCAAGGAATTGAGAACCTCTGTAACCCATAAGGATGGTATTTTCAACCATGTAAGGGTTTTTGTATACAGTGTAACGGTTGTTCAATTGACCTGCTTTCTGGATACCGAATGCGTATTCCATCTTAGAAGCATCACCATCTGTGTTAGCAGCGAATCCTGGGATTGACTCGAGGATAGTTGCTACAGTTGGAGAACATACTAAGAAGTTAGCACCTCCACGAAGAGTTAACTGGTGGATTCTGTTAGAAAGTTTCTGCATCTTAGTACCAAGAGTTTGGAACCATTGGCCTTGAGTGTTGAAGAAACCAGATGAAGAAGCTGTCATTGTTGTACCATTGTAAACAATGTTGTTGTTAGCTGACCAGTACTCAGTACCAGCTGAAGCGTCTTGGATCAACATCGCAAGGATTTCAGAATCGATTTCCAATGAAATGTGCTCAGACATGATGTTTGTAACCTCGGCTTCAGCGTCAAGAGCTTGGTAAGCATTCAAGTCTTGAGCGAATTCAGGTGTCCAAACAGCCTTTAACTTACGAGTTTTAGCTACAATAGCAAGTGATCTCATTTGAATGTTGATCTCAGGAATAGCAGCTGTGTTTTCGAAGTCACCAGCGTTGTTTTGAGTTGGTTGAGCAAAGTAGAATAACAATCCGTCAGCACCACTTGCGATATTACCAGCTGAAGATGAAACGTACATTTCAACTCCACCAGTTGAAGTATTAGTGTTGTAGGCGTTAACCTGGTTAACTACGTCAGTTGTTCCAGAAATCATGAAAGAGAAACCTCTAACTGCTTCTAAGTCAACTGTCATTGTACCGTTACCGTCTGGAGTAGATGGAACTGGTAAAGCACCACTAGCGATAGAGATTTTGATGATTTGACCAGCAGCTGCAGAAGCTGAAAGATCAGAATCAAAGCCTACGTCCTTCCAAGAAGCTGAAGCAGCAGTAAAGGTTACAGACTCGTCACTTTGAGTAAAGATAGAGTAAGCAAATCTACCAGGACCGTAGAAACCACCAGAAGTGTTAGTAGTTGCGAATGGGTACTGAGTGCTATTCTGTTGACCGTATACTGATTGACCAGCAACATATTGGTTAGGGTTTGAACCAACGATGTTATCCTTAGTTGAACCGTATTGGAAATCTAAGTAGAATACAAGACCTGAAGGTAAGTTCATCGGCTGTACAGAAACGAATTCTTTAGCAGCGATTTGACCAAATACCTTACGAACCAATGGAAGAGCGATTCCTGCCCAGTTGTTACCAGTACCTGGAGTGAATGAAGCAGTACCACCATCTATTTGAGAAGTCTCAACAACTAATTGCTTAGCTTGGTTCTCAAGAATTAAAGACATGTTGTTCTTCTCGACCTCAGACTTAAGGCCTTCAAGTAAACCTGTCTTCTCCCACTTAGCAGCTAATTTAGCCGCGTCTGACTGCATGTTTTTCCAACCTTGACCAGCAGACTCTAAAAGAGATTGAATTTGTGACATTTTAAATATCGGTTTTTGTTTATTTAATAATACCAGCTAATTTTTGCCATCTAGCAACTTGTGAATCAACTTCAACAATTTGCTGTTTTGGTGCTACGCCTGCTGGTTTTGAAGCGCGGCTAAGGTTTTCTTTAATAGGAGCTTTTTCTTTAATACCCTCACTTAAAGTTTCGTATACGAGTTTTACTTCGCTTACAGTAGCAGCCTTATCGAATGCTTCTAATACTTTAACTTTTTGTGATTCTACTAAGTTTTTAGCTCTAAAGATTTTGTTGGTGTAAAGAAGTTTAGCGTTAAGGAGATTAACTTCGTGAAGTTCAGCTTTCAATTCATCAAGCTTGTCCTTCATTTCTTCCATCTCATCATAAGCTTCATCCATTTTGTCTTCAGCTTCGCCTACAGAAGAAGTTTTACCAGATCCTGATTTTTTCATACCACCAGTAGCGCCTGAAGCGGCCATAGCTAAGAAATCCTTAAGGGACATCTTTTTACCATCTACTGTAATAAGTTTACCAAGTACTTCTGGGTCGTTGTAAACTGCTTTGAGTTTATCTAATACGTTTTCTTCCATTTTTTCTTCTTCACCTTCCATGATTTCTTCTGTTTCATCTTCGATGTCGAGTTCTTCTTCGTCTTCGCCTTCCATGTCTTCCATGTCTTCCTCAGCTTCAAATTCCTCTCCAGCTTCTAATTCGCCAGTGCTAACCATGTCTTTGATCACGTCCTCAATGAACATTTTTAATTCATCTTCAGTCATTTCTTCAAGGTCGATTTCCTCTTCCTCTCCACCTTCTTCTTCGCTTTCTTCTTCAGAGTCAATTTCCATTTCCTCTTCTTCTTCAGCTTCGTTTAGGCTTTCTTCCATTTCTTTAGAATCCTCTTCTTCATTAAGTTCGGCAAGAAGCTCTTCAAGATCCATTTCATCAACGTTTTTGCCAGCTACGTTACCGTGCTCGCCTGGTTCGTCTGGGAAACGGGTAAGATTGATATCATCTCCCTCCTTGACTTTCTTCTTGTAGTCTTCTACTCCTTCTTCTTCGGCAGTGTCTTTTTTATCACCACGTTTAGAAGCAGGAACATCGCCTTTGTTGCCACCGTACTTTTGTCTTTCATCTAATTCTTCTTCTTCAACTTCCATTTCTTCTAATTTCTTAGCGAACATGGCTTGAAGTTGAGGATTAAATGCTTCCTCGAGTGCGGCTTTAGCATTTGCAATAGCAGTTTCTTTAAGTGCTTTTGCGTCAGCGATTGCTTCTTTAAGCAAGTCTCTGTTTGCCATACCTCAAAATTTAGTTTGCGGAATACGATTATTATAAAATCGCAATAATAGTTATACTTTAACTTAGATGCTATATAATAGATAGCATATTATGTGCTTATACATATATAGAGATATTTTAAAGTCGCATTTAAGGAAAAAAATGGCCTCTCTTTCGAGAGGCCAGCCCAAGGTAGCGTCCGAGGGAAAATTTATATTATAGGGCAAGTCCCGTTTGCACACAAAATTTCGGTTACAATCGAATTTACTCTATTATAAGGATTGATAATATTATTTTCTTTACCTTCTCTTACTAAGTGCATATATGAGCCTGGGTTAGAAGGAGTTGAAACGAAGTCCCAACAAAGCAATTCAAAGTCGTCTTGTACTTCCATGATGTCTCCTCTTGATTTAAGAGAACCCATTCCACGTGAAGAAACACCCACTTGAACGTTATTATCAATAAGTGCTTTAAGAATGTTACCAGATGCTGTAGGTAGAATTTCTATTTTACCTACCACGTGATCTCCATCCCACCACATATCTCTAATAATATGGCAAACATTTTTTAAATTGATAATAGAAGAATCTGGGTGGTCAAGTTCACCGGTTGCTCGGTTTTCCTTAACAATATCCATGTATTTATCGATTTCTCTTTCCCATAACTCTTTAGCATAGTATCTACCATTACCATTCTTAACTTCAGCTGTAGCTAAGATACCCTCAACAATAGGATTACCTGCTAAAGACTTAGAGCCTTCAGTTAATTGAACAGGATTAACCTTGAAGAGTTGGGTTTCTACTAGTACTTGTTTCATATTAGATTTCGATATCTTGAGACATTTCATCAATCGCTGTCTCGTCTACTACTTCTTTCTTCTTAGAATTAGTCATTTTTTCGTAAATCTTTTCGTATTTACCTTTAACTTTTTCTAATTCTTTAATTTCTCTTTCAATTTCTTTAATACGAGATGGGTTAATAAACTCAGCAAGGGCTTCATTTTCCTTTACCATGTTTAATTTACCTTCTCTAGCCATGATTTCTTCATCAACAGCATTCATTTTAGCTTCTAAAGCAGCAATATTACCTGCTTCTTCAATTTCTTTAACACGTGTAGCTAAATCTACTTCTTTTTGAAGTTTTTTCTTTTCAGCTTTTTCACCTTTTTCGTATTCGTATCTTTCGTCACCTCCGACATACTTTTCTTCTTGGTCTTCTGCTTCCTTAAATTCGTAATTATAGTTTTCTGAAAGAAGATCTGTTAATTTAATCATGTTTTCTTTTACTGTTGATTTAGGTAAATCACCATAACCACTGGCTTTGTATTTGCCCTTGGCTTCTTTAGGAGTACCTAAACCAGGATGTTCAGTTGAATAACCTATTCCCTTAATACCAAAAGCTTGGTTAGTTGTGTAGTAAGTAATATCTTTAGCTAAATTTTTAGCTACGATTTCTTTTAATTCGTCTACAGTCTTATCAACGTTTTTAGGATCTTTCATTTCAGCGTAGTAGCCTTCTAAAAATTCTTCACCGTAAACGTTATCAATCATTCTTGGGTTTTTATAGTCGTAACCTCTAGTTTCCATGTCAGTTACTTCTTTTGTAGGCTTTTTTTCTTCAGCTTTAGCTTCACCTAAAAAACTATTAAACTTAGCAAATGGATCAACTGTTACTACTTTACCACTAGTGATAGTACCCTCAGATAGGATTTGCTTTTGTTTTAAAATAGTTACAGTTGTCTCGTATGGTGTTACATTGCTAATGTAATTTGGAAATAGTCTACGAGCTGATTTCATAAACATATCCTTATGACCCTTACCTTCTTTTAGTAAATTGTATTGTTCTTGTAGGGTTTTCATTATTTATCGGGGTTTAATAAAGTTTCTATATCGTCTAAACTTTTTTTAATCAAATCAGTTCCATACACTACTGCGTATGAACCTGGGTTTTCGTTGTAATAGGTTATAGTTTCGTCTTTAGCATTGCTAATCATAGGGTAAAGCCTATTTAATTGAGCAGTAACTTCATCAAAAGCTTTAATACGCTCTTGTTGAAAAGCTGCACGTTTTGGATCAGCTTCTTTAAGACTTTGTTTTAGCTTATATCTATATCCCATAACAATAAATATTAAGGTTTTCCCCAGAGGTAATTAGTATCAATAGCTTTAGATTTAGCTGCTAATTTAACTGGGTTAACTTCTTTGTATCCAAAGTTTTTAACATAATAGTTATTTTTTACTCCTTTAGGACCAGCTTTAGGACCAGGACCTAATGTGGCTCCTGGATCAGTTTCGGTAACTGGTTTCATTCCTAGTTTGTAGTAATATTTGTGTTTTGTACCCTTATCTTTTTTATTAGGGTTAAAGGCCGCAGGTACCGCGTAATTGGCTCCAGTACCAGGATTAAAAGTGGCGGTACCACCACTAACAGCTGAGATTTCAAACATACCCTTAATTTTTTGATATTCGGTAGGGTAGTTTTTTCTCATATGAGTTCTAAGAGTATTTCTTAGAAGTCTAAATTGATTATAGATTTCACCAAATTTAGGATCACTGATTATTTCAGGATCTGTAGCAATGGTTCTAAGTGTATCTAAAGCACGGTTAATATCCTTTAAAAGAACTTCAAAATCAGGAACGTACACTACGTCTGATTCAAATTCTTCTTCACCACCTGGGGTAGGTTTAAGAATGAATTTACGTCCTCTAGCTACTTCTTTAATTTTATCAGTTAACTTGTCCATGTGCAGATTTTAATTCTTCTAAAAGTTCGTAATATTGAAGAATGTTTACAATGTTTTCACTTGTAACTTTAGATGTTTTATCTAATTCATGAAGTAAATTTAATACCTCATTCACTTTAATCTGGACAGTTTTATCTGAAATAGTATTATTAAGAGTAACTAATTCGCTTTTTACTTCTTGAATTTTAGAATTATAAAATTCTCTTAATACTGGGGTTGAATCTACTGAGTTAATGTATTCTCTAAGAATTTCTTTTTGGCTAGGGTAAAGATCACTATATTTGCCATTAAATTTTTCCATTAAAATTCTATAGGTAAGCATACGAGTATCTTTGTCGTAAGACTGGAATTCTTTTAAAACGTCTGCTTCAACTTTTTCTTCTGTAATTGGAGTTTTACACAAATGCTCTAAAAGAGTAACTTTATTATTTATAATTTGAACCGTATCTACTATCTCATTAAGATTTTCAATTTCGGTTAATGTATATAAAGCTGCGTAAATCTTATAATTAGGAAGTTTTGCAGTAAAGAACTCGTTTAAATCGTAATGTTTTTTAATTTCGTTAATTAAATTATATTTTTGTCTCTTAAGAGATTTACGATTTAATTTTTTAGAAGTTTCTAATAAAGTACTTAATACAACATTAGCTTTACCTTCATTTAATGAAGTATTCTTAACCAAAGTTTCGTAAAGCTTGTATTCTTTACCTAATTCGCTTTTAACAAAATAAGATTGGATAAGTTTAATAGCAGGGGAATTTTTCCCATTGAGAGTATCGGCAGTTACTTGGCGTACCAACAACTCAAAAAGGATACCAGTATTTTTGTACTTTGAATGTTTAATGTTCATTCCCTAGAATTTATTATAAATATATCAGGATTTATTACTCTTTGATTCTTGATTCATCTAATAGTGATTCCTTACGTTTATCCGAAGCAAACACTAATTCTTTTTGTAAAGATTCCATCAAAGAACGTTTAGTATTTGAAGCACTTTTAGCTTCAGCGATACCTGGACCAGGTTGATCGTCCACTTTATTATCTTTTCTTCCTAATCTATCTCTACCAAATGCATTGTTTTGAGTATTGATATTAGAAGCTTTTTCTTGTGGGCGACCTAATGGAACTTTCTCATCGTAATTATCAGGTACTGAATTTTCTTCATATCTACCTCTACCATACAATGATGCTAGATCATGTGGCGTACCATATGAACGTCCTGTTTCAACTGGGTCATTGCCTTCCTCAGCGATTTGGGTAGTTCTAAAGGAACGTTTTTGGTCTTGAATAACTAAATCTCTGTATTCATCGTATTGGTCTTCGCTTAAGTGGAATATGTTATGATAAATCCAATCAGTTGGGAGCAATTTAGATTCTAAGATTTGATTTGCTAATTCTACTTTTTCTTTCATCAAAGCGATACGTTCTTGATCGTAAATGATAGAAGGAGTAGTTAATGAAAGCTCAAAATTTCCTAATGATTCACCATCATATCCTTGAGCATATAGGTGAACTAGAGCAATTTTATAAAGTTCTGAAAGAAGAATACGTTGGATTCTATCAATGGTTCTACCAAAACGAATATCTTCAGCGGCTAATGTTGCTTTACCACTTAAATCTTTATCGTAACCCATAAATGCTTTAGGTACTTTAAGGGCGGCAAATAGTTTATCTCTTAAGTAAGCTACGTCTTCAATAGCAGCGTATTCTAAACCTTTAGTAGTATCAATACGAGTAGCAGCATCATTACCTCTTACTGGGATGTAGAAATCCTCAAGGATATTCTGCATATTGTATTTTAAGTTGTATTCACCATTTTGAGGATCCATAAACGGAGTACGTTTCATGGTCGAAATGGTTTTCTGCATAAAGTTTTCTACTTCATTAGGTGGAATAGAACCTACGTTAACGTAGAAAATACGTTTTTCTGGGGCGCGAACAATTCTATGGATAAGCATCGCGTCTTCCATCAACACATATTGCTTGTAAAGACGACGAGCTGGTTCTAGATATGAACGACCATAAGGTAAGAAGTTTAGGTCTGCTAGTAATCTAAAGTGAGCTATCTCGTAATTATCAAATGTAAGTACATTACTATTAGTTTGAGAATTAGGAGTATAGTAGTAACCAGAAGATCCACCACCATAGAAACCATCAGGGCTATAGTTAAAGATTACTTTAGATGGATTTTCGGGATCAAAATTTTCTTTACGTTCAATGTGATATGCTGTGTAAGGAATAACGTTGTATACACCAAATTTTTCTGATATTTCTAGTTTAAGGAAGAAATCACCATACTTACACATTTGGCGAGTCCAAGACCAAAGGTTAAACTCAATATTAAGTACATCGTAGAATAAGTTGTAAAGAATTTTTTGAATATCTTCGTCACTACTTCTGATTTGGAGTACCTCGTTTTGGTCATTTTTAAGAGTACATTCATCAGCTATAATGTCAAGAGCAGATGCTACAATAGCATCAGTATCCATAGCATCGTAGTCATTATAAAGATATGTTCTTAGGTACTGATAGTTCATATTGAACTGAGCACCCATAAGAGAAGTAGAAGATGGGTTTTGGTAAATACCCTTAAATCTATTTACTAAAGCGTTTGTTTGGAATTCACCACTTGTTTGAATGTGGTCCGTATCAATTACTTGAAGCTGAGTACCTCCTACATTACGAATTACTACGTCTGTAGAGAATAATCTTTTTAATCTGCTAAATAATCTAGTATCAGCCATATCTTTTGTTATTATTATAAATATATTAGAGTAACCATCTAATACTTTCTTTCTGTCCGTTTACCTCTTGCTCATAAGGATTAGGTACAGAAGAATTGCGGTTATATACCCCACTAAATGTGTTAGTAACTTTAGTTATATTACTTAATGCTGCTCTAGATGAGTCTAAAGCATTTTGTCTAAATTTAAATGAAGTATCTCTCATAAACATAGCGGTAGCAAATGACATAGTCAGGTCATCATTATAACCCTGCTGTGCTTCTGCTCTACCATTTTTCCAAATGAATACTTTCATTTCTTCTAACAATCTTTTTGACTGGATAGTAACTCCTCTGTCACTAATATATTCTTGGAGTTTACCTATAACCATAGGACGAAGTCTTGATGACATAGTAAATCCAGGAACCATTTTTGAGGTATCCATATATTTGTCAAAATACGAATCAGTTAGTGAGGAATCACTCTTACTTGAATAGTATAGGTTAGGATATCCACGATCTATAACAGTTTGTATAGTTGCCCAACCAATAGATGCGTTTTCTATAATTAAAAGCGCTTCATTATATTCTGTAGCTATACCTACTAGTAAATGACCATATTCTTTAGTACCAATTTGACCTCTATATTCGGCTACTTGAGTATTAGTTTCAATATCAATTACGTGAAATGCTGAATAATCTTTACCATCACCCCTAGCTACGTCGGCTACAACCATATAATTTCTAGAGTAATCAGCGGGTTCCCAAACCCATAAATTACCATCAGCCCCTCGTTTTTCAAGAGGCTCTTTAATATAGGTTTTTTCGTAAAATTCAAGATATTCTTGATAAAATACAACGTCACCTGAAGATGCGAAGTCACAGTCACATTCTTGGGCTGCTGCTCTAGGGTCACCTAAAAGTTCGTCTTGTTTTTTTCTCCAAGCCTCATCTCGTTCAGGGTGAACATACCAAGGTAATTTAATAGGTAAAAAGTCATTTTCACCATTTTCTGCTCTAACCCATGTTTGGTGGAACCAGTTACCAGTACCGTAAGGAGTAGATAATATAATAGCACCACCACCAGTTGCTAGGGTTTGTTGTGCAGATGCCCATGTTTCAGCAACGTTTTCAATAAAGGCAGCCTCATCAATTAGTAGAAGAGATACTGCTTCTGAACGTGCTGCGTCACTATTTGACGATTTTGCTTTAATCTGAGATCCATTAGCTAACCTTAAACTCAAACGGTTATTTTCTACCGAATCAATCTTTAACCAAGAAGGTAAGTTATCAAACATAAATCGTACTTTCGTAACCATGTTTTTAGCTGTCTCCTGAGTAGTTGCGAGACACAACACGTTTCGGTCTTTATGGAATAACATTAACCATAAAGCATACCCACCACCTAGAGTTGAAATACCTAGCTGACGGGATTTAAGTACAATTGAGTATGGATTATCTCTCCATAAATGGAGAACTTTCTCTTGGAAAGGGTAAAGGTGAAATGGGATTCTACCTCGTTGTGGGTGTTGAATAAAACAATACTTTTTCATAAAGTGAGCTGGATCTTGAGCACACTTTATGTATTCTTGTTGAATTATTTGTCTTAAATTCGGTTCACTCATAATATTATAACTGGATTACTGTGAACATAGCAACTATACCGCTACCAAATCCTATCAGTGCACCATTCCAAAACTTTGCTTTTTTGGCTTGTTTTAAAGCCTTTATTTCACTTTCTTTTAATTTAATAACTTCACCTAAAGTAGTAATTTCTTGGTCTTTATTTTGAACAAGATTATTTAAATTTAAAACTTCTTCTTGATAAAGTTTTATTTTAGTCTCAGTAGCAAATAATTTTTCTTGACTATATTGAAGTTCAAGTTTACAGTCGTTGTATTTTGTAATAGCATTTACAACTGTGGAACGAGGTACTGAGATTAGATCAGTTGAAGAGTTCTGTGAAAGTGCTGGAAAGCTCAGCATCAGACATAGCATTAAGCTTAGCAGTGTTCTTTGCATTTTGTGTTTTTAGTTTAGCTAGTTCAGCGTCTTTTTTAGCTATTTGTTTATCTATTTCTGCAATTTGTTTTTCAATTGCGTTATTTAACTTTAAAATAGAATCGTTTGAATCGTGTAACTTTTCTATTTGTTGCTCGTAGTTTGGGGGTTCGATTTAAACCACTTAAGCATTATCTAAGATTAGATACTTTGTCTTCAATTTCGATTTTTGCTTTTGACCAAGCCTCAGCGTATTTTTCTTTATCAAGAACGCGGTTAGCGTTATCTACGATACCAGCATCTCTCATATCTTTTAAGAATGCTTTAACAAGTTTAGCTTTTTCTTGAGCGCGGAGTTGAGCAGCTTTACCTTTTTCAACCTTTCCACCTGCTTTAGCTAACTTACGTAGTTCTAGATCTGAAGGTCCTTCTTCGTCTTCACCACCAGCATAGTATTTTTTATCACCCATTGAGAAAGTTTTCATTTTTTCTTCTTTCTTCTTAATTGTTGGAGTAGCTGATTTAGGACGGCCACGCATTCCACCTTCTTTTTTCTCTTTAGCTGGTTTATCGTCTGAAGCTTTACGTCCACGTTGACCAACTTCTCTTTCGCCTTTTACTAGATCGATAAATTTATTAAGTTGGTTATCAAACAAATCGTCGTCTGGTCCTAGGGCTGCTTGAACATCATCGTCTGCTTTAATAGCCTTACGGATATCTTTCTTTTCACCGTCTTTGTTTTTTTCGATTACTTTTTCGATAGCTACTTTTAGATCGCCTGCAATTTTAGCCATTTCCATAAGAGCATCATCTTCAGCAATAGTTACAGGTTGATTGCTTTTCTTAGCCTGAGAAATAGCAGCTTTAACTGTAATAGGGTTTTCGTCTTTAACTTCTGCTGGGTTTGTAGTTTTATCAACTACTGTAAGTTCGTCAATAATCATCTCGCGAATAGCGGACTTTAACTTAGATATTTTCATTTCTAGAAATATTATGTTTATATATAAATATCACAAACCTAATTGAAATTTAAGCTGCTTAATACGCTCTTCAGTAGGACCTTCCAATATACCATAGTTTTTAATAAGCAACTTCTTGCTCTTAATAAAATTAGTAATAGTAAAATCGATCAGTTGACGGTATTCTTGATCAGTTTCGCGAACACCATTGTCTTCCATGTCTACTCCTTCAGGATTTATATAAAAAATATAATCGTATTCTTTAATTAGTAATGTAGCTACTTGTTCAAAATCATATTTTTCGCTATGATCCATTGATTTTGAAGCACGAGCAAACGCCATAACATCAATTACAGTACGATCTGTAATAATATTTTCTTGCATAAGCTCCATAGCTCGTTCAGCTAAAAATACGGTTTGACCTTTTAGTGTTGAGTCAGTATTCAATGGGATGCCTTGTTCCATCAAATATTTTGAACGTTCAGTCCTGAATATATAATCTTTAAATTCAGGTAGTTCTTTAAGTGCATTTACAAGTGTAGTTTTACCTACACTCATAGTTCCACATAATCCTATTTTCATTGACTATCTCCTTTAAATACTCTGTAACTGTCTTCTTCGTAATGTTTAGTAGACACCTCAAAAATTGTAGCACCATCTGTAAGTGCCTTCAATTGGTGAGGTTGACCACGTTCTAAATCTACTACATCTCCTTCATTAAGCAAAGTCATTCGAGTTTCAGCAGTTTCAGTATTAATCCAATAATATTCAAATTGACCTTTAGCTACATACCATGATTCTTTTTTAATCAAATGGTAGTGCATTGAAAATTTTTTGTCTTTTTCAAATACTAGGAGTTTACCACAGTATTCATCATCGTTTACAATCCAAAGCTCGTGTCCCCAAGCTTCCCAAGCTTTCTTGTGAATATCTCCTTTGTGAGGGATTGGTTCGTATTTATGTCCCATTAGAATCGTGTTGTGCCTCGCATTGAGGGATTTTTATACCAAGGTAAACCTTCTCTATCTTTACGTGCATCAGACCACTCTTCAAAAGTTAGTTGACTACCATATAGATAGTATTCTTTTGAATGTTCTGATTCTTTTTCAAATGGTTCAATAGCGGGTCCTTCCCAATTATGATATTTCCAAGCTGTGCTTCCGCTTTCTTTAAAGAAATAGTGGTATGCGCCTTTAGATTTCATTCGACGCTCTTCGTAAATTGTTTGCTTTTTCATGCTACGTAATGACTAATAAATTCCGGATATTCGGTATCGCGAAGGTAATAAGAAAGAATGTCTTCGGCAACGTATATTGCCTGAGCTCCTGAAACTGTTATACCTCGAGCTGATAAAGCATCACCTACAAAGTGTACATTTGAGAACTTGGTAAGAGATAAGTTGCGGTAGTTTACAAGTGGTTCAGGAGATAGATATTTTACTTCAGGAACATAAACACCCCAATCGTCTTGTAGTGTTGGGAATACTTTTTTCATATCCTCGATAAAGTCTTCAATATAATCCCAATATTCACCCATTCCATGTTTTACAACACTTAAATTATC